CACCAGAGGCGTTTGTGGAAGGAATAATGGAAGGGAAAGAGTGGATTTGGGATAACGGAATTCTTAGAGAAGAAGAAGTTGCCCGTATTCAAAGAGTCGCTTCCGCAAATAAGGCAGGAAAAGCCTTTGAAATGTTTCTTTCAAAACTCTAATATTATAAATATAATTAATCAAAACTCTAAAGGAGACTATATGTCTGAAGAACTCAATAAAGAAATGGAATCTGTGGATGAGGATTCGGTAGAGGAAGCAGCTGCTCCTAGTGCCACAAACCCAAGTTCCGTTAAATTAAAACAAGAAAAGGAAGATTTGCAAAAAGCAAAAACTTCTGGCAAATCAACTGAACCTAAAACATCTAAAGGTTCAGTAAAACCTGTAACTACAGTTGAAGATAAAGAAGAAGATGATGAAGAAGATGAGGATTCTGAAGAAGGAGAAGAGCAGGTGAAAAAAGAAGCTGTTCAAATTCCTAAACTCAAATCTGAAATCCTTCAAGGACTCGTTGACCATATGAAAGGTCTTAAAAAAGAAGACCTTGCAAAAATGTATGGTAAACAAGTTATAGGTGAACAAGATGATGACGAAGAAGAAGATGATGATTCTGAAGAAGATGCAGAAGAATCAAAGAAAGTTAAAGAATCTATTGACCAAAAAATCGAAGATCTAGATGTTTCACAAGATGTTGAAGCTTTGATTGCAGATGAAGAACTTTCCGAAGAATTTAAAATAAAAGCTGCAACAATTTTTGAAACTGCTATTAAGTCGAAAGTTCGTTCTGAGTTGGAAAAGATTCAGGAAGAAAATGACAAGCAGATGGAAGAACTAGCAGAAACTTCAATGACAAGTATGGTTGAGAAAGTCGATGATTATCTTAATTATGTTGTTGAACAATGGATGACTGATAACGAACTTGCTATTGAGCGTGGGCTCAAAGGTGAGATCGCAGAAGATTTCATTAGTGGTCTAAAAGGATTATTTGAAGATCACTATATCGATGTTCCAGATGAGAAATATGACATCTTGGAAGCCAATTTGACTAAAATAGAAGAATTGGAAGATAAATTAAACAAACAGATGGAAGAAAATGTTCAGTTGAAAAAGGCAAAAGGGGAACTCGTAAAAGAGTCCATGATTGCTGATGTTGCTGATGGGATGACTGATACCGAAACTGAAAAGTTCCAAAGTCTGGTTGATGATGTTGAGTTTTCCGATGAAGAATCTTACAAAGAGAAGCTTCAAACGATTAAGGAAAGCTATTTTGGTTCTGATGAAGTAAAAGCTCAAGATGAGACTCTTACTGAAGAAGGATCTGAAGAAACCCAAGAAGTATCTGGAACTATGGCACAATATATGTCTGCCATTAAGAAAGATAATAAAAGGGCGAAAAAATAATATCTGAAAAACTTTTTAAAGGAGTAATTTATGTATAATTCAGAAGCTCTACAAGAGAAGTGGCAACCAGTTTTAGATCATCCAGATCTCCCACAGATCACGGATTCTTATAAACGAGCAGTTACCGCTGTAATCTTGGAGAACCAAGAAAAAGAAATGAAGGAATCACGCAGTTTCTTGACTGAGGCAGAAATGTCCACAGCCGATGCTGTTGCAAACTGGGATCCAGTTTTGATTTCTTTAGTTCGCAGATCTATGCCTAATTTGATGGCATATGATGTTTGTGGTGTGCAACCGATGAGTGGCCCCACAGGTTTAATTTTCGCAATGAAAGCAAGAATGGGCGAAGGTGCAACAGGTACAACCGAAGCACTTTTTGATGAAGCAGACACTAAACATAGTGGTTATGCTGCAGCTGGTGATGCAGGTGCAGAGCCAGGTGTTCTGAATGACTCAGGTGCAACTGCTGCGGTAACAACCGATGCAGCTATTCCTGACATTTGGGGTGTAAACACCGCTGGTGATTACAACGTAAAAGGTGCTGCAACTACAGCTGTAGGTGAGGCATTAGGTGTCACAGGTGGAACTGCATTTCAAGATGTAGGATTCACTATTGAGAAAGCAACAGTTACCGCAAGGACACGTGCCCTGCGTGCTGCTTACACAATGGAACTCGCACAAGACTTAAAAGCAATTCATGGTCTTGATGCAGAATCCGAATTGTCGAATATTCTCAGTACAGAGATTCTTTCTGAGATTAATCGTGAGGTGGTTCGTACCATTTACATTACAGCAAAAGAAGGTGCTCAAACCACAGCAGACCCTGGCATTTTCAACTTAGATACAGACTCTAATGGTCGTTGGTCAGTTGAAAAATTCAAAGGTCTAATGTTCCAAATCGAGCGTGATTGCAACGATATTGGAATCTTGACTCGCAGAGGAAAAGGAAATATCCTTATTGCTTCTGCTGACGTTGCTTCTGCATTGTCAATGGCGGGAGTCCTTGATGTAGGTGGAGGAGCTAATGGTTCAGGCAATATGAATGTCGATCCAAGTCCAGAAGGAAGTACTTTCGCAGGAACAATTAATGGAAGAATTAAGGTCTTTGTTGATCCTTATAACTCCGTTGTAAGTACAGGTGCTGCTAACAACTGGTATGTTGCCGGTTATCGTGGTTCTAATGCTTATGATGCAGGATTGTTCTATTGCCCATACGTGCCATTGCAAATGGTTCGTGCGGTTTCGGAAGAAACCTTCCAACCACGAATTGCATTTAAGACTCGTTATGGAATGGCAGTTAATCCTATGTCCTTATCTGGGGCAACAGGAGCCATTGCATCCGATTCACAACCGTTCACCGCTAGTAGCAATACCTACTATCGTAGAGCTCGTGTAAGTAACTTGATGTAATTTATATCTTAGAGGGGAAAGAAGTCTTTTCCCCTCTATCCCCTTTATTATAACCAAACCCTAACGGAGAAATATATGCTAGATAAAGTCTCAGGGTGGATTAAATCATTAACTGAAGTAGGTTTAGGGCTTGTTGCCTTAGGTGTTGTACTCCAAATTTTATTTGGTGCAGCAGTTCCATTCTTAGGTTTGGATGTAGTCGGTTCAGTCGTTACTCTTGTTAAAGAGTTAGGATCTGAAGGACTTGTCGGTTTAGTCGCCATTTGGGTGCTTTGGGGTATATACCAAAAATAATAACCCCAATTTATTAATATAGGGGGGGATGGATTCTCCCCTATTCCACTTTTTTCCCACCATTATAAATACTAGTGAAAGGTAATTTATGGCCGATACTAGTCAACCCACCGTATTAGATTATGCAACTGGAACTCAATGGAGACTTACGTTTAATCGTGTTCCTAAAACAACTTGGTTTTGCACAGCTGCAAATATCCCAGGCATATCTTTAGGTGAAGCACAATATCCTACACCTATGGTTGATATAAATCTTACAGGAGATAAACTTACCTTTGAAACATTAAATATAACTTTTATAGTAGATGAAGAACTTCAAAATTATAGAGAATTATGGGATTGGATGGTAGGCATTGGTGCTCCAGTTAGTCATGACCAATGGACTTCTGTATTATCTAAAGGAGATGGTGCTGTTAGACAATTTGGTACGGATGATGCTGATCCTAGAACAAAACCCACTTACGAAGAATCAAATTTATATTCAGATGCAACATTGATTGTTTATAATTCTAAAAATATACCAAAGGTGGAAGTTAAATTTAAAAATATGTTTCCTACAACTTTGTCATCACTAGAATATTCTCAAGAATTAACAGATGTGGAATATTTTCATGCTACAGCAAGTTTTAGGTATCTTTATTATGAGTTTGAAACTTCAACTTGATAAATACATACAAGTAGCCTAAACATAAAAAATTTTAAGTGAGTCCACTTGATTAGGCTGTGTGACAATATAGCTAAGAGTGTTTGGGCTACTTTTTAACTAAATGACTTGACTTTTGCGTTTTAATCTGTTATAATAAGCATGTCCTGTTTATAAGTGAATATATAAAGAATAATATGACATTAACTGAAATACAAGATATGGTCAGGAAAGACCTTAAAATCAATGATCTTGAATTAGATATAGAATCCCTACGAATACCTTCCCTACATTCCAAGTATCTTCAGCTCTTAACAGAGCATTCCCTTCTTTTAAAAAAGACA